TGATTGGGACATCAACGAGGAATCCGATATGACTGAGGGTAGTCAACAGTTGGCCTGTACCGGCAACAACTGTGAACTGTAAATTTATTAGGTCCATTGTTGTAGCTGGGTTGCTCTTTGTAGCGCCCAGCGTTTTTTCTGATACATTAGTACGGTCTGGGTGTTCTAAAGACTACGTTGGCTGGCAGTGGTTTATCTATCAAGATGACGAAGGCAGTCGATACGTTGTTAAAAAGAAGACTAGAGAATGCGGGTATCGCCGGTACTTAAAACTATCAATGGAAAAAGAGTACGGTGATCGGTTTGATCCTGCCGTTGTTAAAGTTGATTACAAAGACAATCTTGGGAACATTGAACCGTGGGGGATGGTACACCACAGTACAACCATAGGCACAGCCGTTAGATTAGACAGGGATACTGTAGCTATTTACGGTGACGGAAGGACAGGCGATGGTATCTTTACTCTGGGCGTACAAACAATACCGTTTCGTATTGAGGAAGAACCACGTTGTGCGGCTGTAAGCATCAATGTTGATTGTTTAGGCTATCAGTACCTAGGGCCGTCTAACGGGTTTATCTATTACGGAGAAGATGATGATACCGTAGTAACGTGGGAACTAGGTGTTCTTGTGTATGCTTCACACGCAAAGTACGGAAAAGACACACCAATACAGCTTATACGTGAGTACCCAGAACAATGGAGTCACTGGCAAAACAGAGTAGACAAGTACAACACTGTTTACGAGAGGTCTGGAATACACGTTAGGTACGAGCTAAAGGAACTGTGGCTAGCTCACTACCACACGTTGCACGACGTAGAGAAACAGGCTAATCAACTCCCTGTGGACGTTGTACTGGCCTACGGTACGTCTTACGCAGATACCTGTGGTGTGGCTTACCCTAACCTGAGTTTCAACGAGGGACAGCCACCGTCGTCCATGTCTCAGTGTGACATATACACTGATCTACACGAGATAGGACACTCAGTGGGTTTAGCACACGGACCAGAGAACCAGAGTAACCAGAAGTCAGGCTACATATTCCCTGAGTTTGGACACGGGTGGAACGATGTGTGCGGTAAGTACGACGACTTGATGTCATACGGTATCCACGGGGTGTTCCACAGTAACTCTCTGTTGGTGTGTAACGAGGTGGTCAACACGCCTGAAACAGCATCAGCAGGACACAGGCAGATCACTGACACTGCTTACGCTATCAACAGGGTTAGGTACAACGTGTCTCTAGTGAACGACGAGAGTTTTGACAGGAGGGGAGTCTTGAGGCCCGTGGCTACACAGGCCCGTAGACTGAGGGAGTTGATCGTGGATTAACTGAAGAACAGAATAGAGTAACCTCTGTCTTGCTTGGCTACGTCCTCTGGCTTGTCTTTCGGGTCATGGGGCGTAGTCATTCCCATTTGTTGCATCTTACGGATCTTTTCCTTTGACTTCTGACACATACTGTGGTAGTCGTGGGATGTGTAGCTTACTGTGTGTTTGTCACTGTTGTTATTTTTCATTTTAATTTATCCTTACAAAGCAAACATACTGGTTACTGGCACATTTTCTCTACGCTCTTCTTGTGCGGTTCTTCCTATCGGGCGTTCCTGTTGTTTTTTGCCCTCTTGTTCCGCTTCTTTCATGTACCCATTGTATATGTTTATTATAGCCGCTCTATCTAAACGCAGTTGCTTTATCATCGCTGGATCAGACGCTTTCTTGAGAGCTTTGTCAATACCTTCCAAAGTCAGCCTTAACTCTTTTTGATAATATGCTTTTGATAAAACTGCTTTTCCTGCCCTGTAGCCCCAAATAGGAATGTATAGTCCAGCCATCATTGCCAGGATCTTCGGCGCACCCATCGCATTTATAGTAGCCGCTTGAGCTAACGGAGTTGATGGTAGGGTCATATCCAAAGCCGCCATGTTCTGACGTATTCTTGCCATTACAGTGCTTCCTTCTGGATACTTTGAATTGATAGTGTCTAAAGCCTCAAGCAAATGAGACTGTTCTCGCAACAACTGACGAGAGTTAGATTTAGTTGCTGTTCTGCTAAGAGGTGCTGTAGGCACGGCCTCAAAACCGTCAAAGTCTAAAGCATCGTTCATAACCGCTCGGAGAATATCATATATTTCTTTTCTTCTCTGAGGTTTTTCTTTACCCTTTGCAATCTTTAAATCGTCTTTTCCGTACCTAGCCTTTCTCCAGCTATCTAATTCTCTGCGAGCTTTTAAAATATCAACAGCAGAATCTCCGTGATTAGACAAAATTACTTGCAGTTGATTTACAGCATCTTGCATCTGTTTTGTTAGATTTCCAACTCCAACATTCTGAGCGGCATATGCTTTTAGCCTAGCTACGGCGGCTTGAACTATTTGAGTATGCGGAATTTGTGTTTGTACTCCCGAAAGAACTTTCTGCAATCTCTCCTCTAGTTTACTTATTGCGTCGTTTAAATCTTCTGCGTTTACACGATCAGTTCTTGTTGGATCAACTCTTGTGTGTTTAGCCACGGTTTCAATCTGCTCCATTTCTGCTGGGGTAAGTACTGTTTGTTGAGTACGTAGTGGCCCTTGCGGAGTAGTTGTTTGTTTATTTATTTGTTCTGCTGTTTTTCTAGGCTCAATAACTTTCCATATTCCACGTTTACGACCAGACAAGCGGTTGACTTGTCGTGATTTAGGATCAAAAAAAACAGGGTTTGGCGTTGCGTCAGTAGTTACAGCCACTGGTTTAGCGTTTGGTCCTCTTCTAAACCAAGCTCCAATATTGAACGCACTTTCTACTATCAAAGCAAAATCAGGATGATTGTCTTTAAACTCAAACCAAGACTCTTCGCCTAAAGTTAACGCTTGTTGTGCTTGTTTTCCAAGAGGATGCTCCATAAAGGCTTGCATAGCATCACGCATCTCTTGTTTTAACGGCTCTTCTATTGAGTCAGGAATGGCGTAACTCCATCCGTCTAGGGACATATTAAAAATTTCTCCTGTTACATCCCACCCAAAACCAGCGGCAGTTCCTGCAAGACCAAACGCCTGTTCTGAAGCCGAAAGACCTTCTTGAAAAGGACCTTCTTGCATTAGTATATCAGATGCTTGTTGCAGTCTCTCTTCACCAGCCGCCCCTAATCTTTCTCGTGCTTTTTCTAGTGGCGTCCTTTTATCAGGAATTATTGCTCTAGGAATTTCAGGCTTAGGCATCTGCTGATAAATTTTCTGCAAGTTTTCAAATTCATCTTGAGTCAGTTGTGTAGCAGTAAAACGCGGCCCACTGTTGCTTGCTCCAGTAACAGGAGTGCCTATTGCCATCATTTCTTCGGCTTCTTCTTTTGTTAACTGTCTTGATGCCATTTTAAGTAAGCCCTTTCATTATTTAATGTAATAAAATGTTTTATTTCCTTTTTCATCTGGCGGCATAGTAACCATGTAACTTCCGTCTGGGTTTTGCTGTACCTCACCCCCAAAGTCTTCCCTCCAAGCATCAACAAAGTTTTGGTCTGTCCAGTTGGTATCTTTTAGCCACGTAAGAGTTGGAATATCGTTTTTTCCGTATTGTTCTACTAGCCTAGCTTTAGTAATCATTGAGTTGTAGTAACCACGAACTTTCTTTAGAGCATTGAGTATGTCTTCTGGTTTTTTAAGCGTGTTTAAATTAGCTATTGTAGATTGAAGCAACGCATTTTCAATGTTAGAAACTTGGCCCAGAGTAGACCCAGCCGCTTTAATTGACAGCAACTGATCAAAACCTACGTTTGCTTTAATGGAGCTAACGAGGTCTTCTAAGTTCATTTGTTCAGTTCCGGGTATAAAACGTAGTAACTGAGAAAGACCACCTACAGAATCAAAAAAACCTTTGTCTAGGTTAGCTAAGTTATTTTCTATTAGAGCAATCGTTTCGTTAACAGTGTTTCTAGTCATCCTAGCTTTTGTTAATCTGGCACCTTCTGCTTCTAATCTTTGTTGTTCTTTTATAGCAGACTCCCTTGTTTCGTGTTGACTAATAACTCTTGATTTTTTCGTGTTTGGGTCTATTTCTACAACAGTTATTACACCCTCTTCGTCTACTTTTGTTTCGTATTTAAGGTCTAACGGAGCTTTTTCAGCCTCAACAACAGTCTCAGACGTAAGTTTTCCATCCGCACCTCTTTGAATTGACACTACTCTTTCGCCTTCTTTTACTGTTTCTACCTGTGGCTCTGGTCGTCCTCTAAGATAAGCGTCTTCAAAAGCCGTGCCTGTTGTGTCAATCTTTTCTATTTCTTCTCGTACAGCCACTAGTTTAGGATCAGTACGCAACAAACCCGCCCTTGCTCCTGCTGTGACACGAGATTGTAACCCCGCAAGTGCTTGAGTATCTGCGGTTTTTTGCTGAGTAATTCTAGATTGAGCAATCGTAATAAAACGATCTCCTATAGCTTGCATTTTAGGGTCAGCACTTGTTATAAGTTCTTGGCCTTTTTGCAAAAGTCCTGTAGGATTTCCTGCGTACTGTTCTAGTACTTGCCTTGTTTCTTCCGAAAGACGTTCTTGCGCTAGCCTTTCTCCACGCTGGTTTAGCCCTGTGCGTACTCCGGTGAGTAAACCCTCAAGCCCTTGGCCCATAGCGGCGGCTCCAGCACCAATGTTAGCACCGATCCTTCCACCGCTTCTCTGGAACATGCCGCCTACGTCAAATCCTCTAACAGCCATTTGTGTTTCTCCTTAAATTAGCTTTGAGTAGTTGACCATCAAGTAGCCGTGATCTCCACGGGTTACTGCTTCTGGTGCTACTTCTTGAACTTCTTGAGCGATTACACCGTAAGTCGGAGCGTCACCAGCAATTCTCTTGCCTTCCTCGTTCCAATCCCAAGTGTACAGGTTTATTCCGTTAGGTAGTTTACCAACAGGTTCAATGTTAGTTTTTAGAGATACGTCTGATAACCACCAAGGCTTTTCCCCACCTATTATATCACCGATCAAACCACCGGCTGTTTGGGTCAATCCACCGACTAGAGAACCAGCGCCAGTAAACATTCCACCGTAGAGTTCAGCGAGTCCTAGTCTCCTGCCTACGTCTGCTTCTAAGTTAGCCAACTGAGCCTCAAGTCCGTACTGTCCCATCTGTCTACGGGCAACGTCAGCCATAGACGCAACGTTGAGTGCAGGAGAGAACGCAGACAACATAGCCGCCTGTGGGATATAAGCTCCCTGAAGAGCACTCAAGCCAAGCCCTTGCTGTGCCTCTTCTAACCCAAGACCTCCTGCCAGCAAGTCCATACCACCTGTCATAGCTTGTTGAGCCATAAGTTGTTGTGCGGCTTCCAGAGCCTGTCGTTGAGTAGCAATGTTAGAGCCTAGTTGACCGTAAGTAGAACCTATGTCAGCTTGTTGTAGTTGCTCTTTTTGTGCTTGAGTTATTGCCATAAGAGCCGCTTGGTTCTGTGCTTCTTCTTGTGCCTTAGACAACGCTAGTTGCTCTGGCGTACCACCGTACATAGCTGTCCGTACACCGCCTCTTCCTTGAGCAAACAAACGTTCTTCTAATTCAAGTCTCTTTCTTTCTTCTTCACCAAGCTGTGTAGCCCTAATTCTGTCGTACACCTCTTGTTCTCTAGCACCCATAGGCATACCGGCTTGGCCCATGAATTGCCCACCTAGGCCAAACGCCTGTTGCGCCGCCGCTTGTTGACCAGCGAGGCCGAACGGAGATACGCCTAACTGTTGTTGACCTATGCCCAACAACTGTCCTCCAGCGGCACCTAGCTGACCAGCGCCAGCAGGAGTAGCACCAAACCTAGAGAGTGCCGCAGATTCCAGAGCACTTTGAATACTAGAGGCAGTAGGGGCTAAACTGTACGTTGTTCCACCTTCGGCTGTAGTCTCAATCCTACCCGTAGGACCAGTGACCGTAAAACCTTTAAATGAAATATCAGGAGCCGTTATTTCAGGGAGAGCCTCATATCCTGTAGCAGTAGGATCATATATAGCCTTAATCTGTGAAGGTATCTCTCCGTACAGATCAAGAGCTACCCCACCTAAGAGATCGCTTAGAATACCCATTAGTAAGTACCTTTTTTCTTATTATAATTCATCATAGCGTTTTACCTATCAGTGCTAGTACATTCATTTCCTGTATGGACAGTGCGTAACCGTTGATGTCTGTTTCAAGACCCACAGTAATTACTGAGCCGTACCCTGTAGTGTTAATCGAAGACCTACTAATTGTAATAGCTTCCTCAGAGTACTCAGCGAGTCCGTATTCAGACTGTCCGTAAAAACCCGGAATAGCACTGCTGGTTCTAAACGTGCTAGTACTAGGGGCTGTAGAAAAATCATAAGACCACTTAAGAAAAATGTCTGCGTTGTTACCGCCTATTAACGTAGGGCGTATCTTTTTTAACATTTTAATCTTAGAGGGGTCACCAAAAGACAGCGCAGGGCTGTAGTACCTAAACCGGTAAACGCTTCCGTTGTCAGTGTAACCAGAGTAAGTTCCTACTCCGTTTGTTGTGCCTATGTAAACGTCTCCGTTTCTGTCTTTGT